CCGGGCGAAATTTGCAGAGACAGACGAATCTTTCGAAGACTGGTTTATTTACAAAGAGGCCAGATATGTGGAGGTGTCCGCTGAACAAGCGGTGACATTTCGAACTGAGTACCTTGCAGCGCAACAACCGGCGCCTGCTGAAGAGGATCATCCATACGATATTCCCGACAGCACAGACGAGGTAGAAACGACTTACACCGCACCTGCCTTTCGTGACACAGAGGAAGACGGGTCAACCGGTGGACTGGATCAAACAGACACTGGTAGCGAAGTGGCAGGAGCGACAGTTGAAGAAAGACTCCAGGCGCTCGAGTTAGCGGTATTCGGTACAGCGAGGGATGCGGCCTAACGGCTGCTTTCCTCTTATGAGCGAAGGAGACAGGGTTCGGCATAAGTCAGGCTTAACCGGAAGGATCGTAAGTGTCACAGAGTGGGTATATGTATTGATAGACGAGTCGAGGACGGTAGTACCGTATTATGCAGGTAGCCTGGAAGTGATTGAGGATTAATCTATAGGGGGGATAACCATGACGAAGGAAGAGTTTGAAAATGGTTATTGCGAACGGTCGGAGATAACAAAGGAGTTTTACAACGAACACTTCGTGACTCTACCTTGTGATTGTGATTACAAAGGTTGCGAAGGGTGGGCATGTATAAATAATGATCCATTGTCTATCGAAGCTCATACTCGTAACTGGAGTTAACTTATTAAATAGCCTAAGGGGAGGTTAAACCATGAACTGGAAGGAGTCATACAACGACATCAAAAGTGAACTGCGGATACTTCAACTTCATGAGATCGAAGTGAGGCGCCGGGTCCAGATAGCTCACAAAGTCTTATTCACCGGTGAAGTGAAGTCGTCAGGAGACTATTGCCACATACCACTTGATATGGGGATCGAGATGTATAATGCAGCAGTGGTGGAACTGGAGGCAATACAAGCTGAAGTGGATCGTATGCAAAAAGTTGTGAATGAAATTGAATCGGAAATGATGAAGTTCACCGGACTAGCCAATGTAATTCAGTACAAACGAATTGTAGAGGGGAAAACGTATAAGGAATTGGAGAAAGATCTGGGATATAGCGAGTCATACATGAGATTGATCGTTCACCGCAACAGCAAAAATGATAACAAAGTGATAACACAAAGTACAAAGGCATCGTGATATTATAGTAGTATGAGGAATTGGCGATCAGTGACCCGGGGACTGCCCCTATCGCCAATTCCCATCACTTGGATGGTTCACTCCTTGGCGCTGGCTTTAATCGGCTGGCGCTACATTTTATTAGGGTGGCTACTGGTTGTCGCTACATGCTAGTGCAGGGAGTCATGACCCTGAAAACCAGATTATATATGATGGATGGCGGAATAAAGAAGACGCAAATGCTGAGCTGATGAACGCCAACGGCGAAGAAAAGCAAGTGTGCAGGAACATTTGGCCTGCATCCAAGGGTGAGAGTCCCTTGGTCCATCAAACATGACTCCCAGTGCGTATCCGGGGAGAGGAAGCAAAAGTGGAAACGTCCGCGCTGGCTCCGGTTTACCCAGCACGATGAAGAGAGTGACAGCACAACGCTGTTGCTCTTTTTGCATTTGCGGCAAAGCCGCCATCGAGGCGACCGAAATACTAAGCGAAGCGAGGCCGTAATGAGGCATTCAGACAGGTATTTATCTATTATATTTATCATTATGATGACTATAGTGATCGAGGTGGTGAGATAGATGGACAATAGAGATCCACAGCCAGAAATATACGAATGTTGCACAGAAAAGAGGAAAAGGAAGTACAAGATACACAGAAACGGGCTGAAATCACGGACAAGAAACACCAGGAGAGGCATACGAACAGTGCGTTAATCACGTAAATGCGTTGTTACATGAATAGCGAGTCTCCGAAATTTCGAGTGTTATATCGTAAATGCGTTAGAAAGATGGTGGAATGATGGATGCACACCAGATAATTAAGCAGCATGAAGGTAAGAGCATAGAGATTGTGGAGAATGTCGGAGGAAACATAAATATTAAATTTTACGATGGAACCAACTTGGCATTGATAGACAATCGTTGCAATACATGTGGTGGGTACAAGGTTGAAGGAACGGATTCTGATTAGAGGGAGGTGAACACAATGGCATTGACGGATAGGCAGAGAAACTTCGTGAATGAGTACATGAAGGACATGAACGCATCAGCAGCTTATCTGCGTGCTGGGTATCAATGTACCGAAGAAGCTGCAAGGCGTGCAGGTAGCCGATTGTTGTCAAATGTGGACATTCAGTCCGAAATCGGACAAAGAACGGACAAAATGCAGCAAGAATCGGGCATGAGTGTCCAATGGGTGCTAGAAAAGTACAAAAAGATCATTGAGAGCAACGAGGACACTGATCCGGCTGTAGCGAAGGGTGCACTTGATAGCGTGGCGAAGCATTATGGAATGTTCAAAGAAAAGGTTGAGGTGACCGGTGCGGGCGGTGGTGCACTACAGGTGATATTTAGTTCCAACATGAAGAAGGTGGACAAATGAATCAGGTCATCATACCTTACGAACCACAACCCCGGCAGATCCTTTACCACCAGACGAATGATATTGATGAACTCTTATACGGCGGCGCTGCTGGTGGGGGAAAGTCCGAAGCTACGATATGGGACGCGCTACAATATGCTTTAGAGTATCCCGGCAGCCGACAGATTATCTTTAGACGGACTTTCCCGGACTTACAACGCTCCATCATTGCCAGAACGATTGTAGCTTATCCTAAGGAGCTCGGAAAATATAACCAGTCCAAACATGAGTGGATCTTCATTAACGACTCAGTGATCGAACTAGCCTACTTTGACAGCGACATGCACAAGGCTAATTATGCTGGTGCTGAATATGACGTAATTAGGTGGGAAGAGGTCACGCACTTTGAAGAGGGATGGTATACCTTCATGTTATCCCGGTTGCGGGGATCTACACCGTATCCAAGGTACATTAAAAGCACAACCAACCCCGGCAGCGTAGGTCATGCTTGGGTTAAGAAGCGATTCATTGACATTGGAGATTGGGAGAAAGTACACCACATCCATGAAAGAGACGATGAAGGCGGGTTATTGTACCACCCGGACACCGGTGCGCCAATCATATCCAGGCGTATCTTCATACCGGCAAAGGTACAGGATAACCCGGCACTGCTACAAAATGATCCAAATTATATTGTGAGATTGATGCAACTACCCGAACAGGAGCGTAAACAACTGCTAGATGGGGACTGGGATACATTCGCCGGTCAATACTTCAGTGAATTCAGCAGGGCTCTACACGTTGTAGAGCCTTTTGACATTCCTAGGGACTGGAAACGGTACAGAGCTATGGATGAAGGCTACAATGACCCATTTGTGTGTCTGTGGGTAGCACTTGATCAAAAAGGAACAGCCTACCTTTACCGCGAGTTCGTAAAGAGCAAACTCCTGACCAGTGAACAAGTGGAAATGGTTCGCTTGAACAGTGGTGTGGAGGAATACGAATACAGCGTAGCGGACACATCATTCTGGAACCGCGCTAAAACGGAAAATGTCACGCCTGCTGAGATATTCGCAAATCAGAGTGTGCCGTTGATACAAGCAAAGAAAGAACGTGTGAACGGTTGGAAGCGTCTGAGAGAGTGGCTTCATCCGGTAGATACTTTGGATCATGTGACTGGTCAGATGTACAAACACGTTAACATGAAGATCTTCAGCACATGTGTGAAGGCAATAGAGGCGATACCGTCCATGGTACACGATGACAAGATGGTAGAGGATGTTGCTGCACATCCACTGGATCACGTGCCGGACGCGCTACGGTATTGGTGTATGAGTAGGCCGCAGAACAGCAGCAATGAACGACCATGGACAGCTATGCCGGACGAGAAAAGACAACGGAGCTTTGATGAAGACGAAGAAGAGGGTGCAAGCATCCAGATATCGGGGTGGGGAGAATGGTAGCAATTTCGTTGTTGCTGGTCATTGGTATGCTGCTAGCTTTTGCAGGCTATCAGATGAGAGTTATAGACCGCTTAACGAACAAACTCATGGCAAAAGATTACCGGGAATATAAGCAGCTCGACAAGCCGGTGAAAGAAGAACCAGAAGTCCCTAAACACAAGCCCAAAAGCTGGGCTGATGATGTGCAGTACGAAGATGAACCAGATGAATCGCAATAGGAGGTGACATATGACATTACTGGACAAGGTAAAAGACAAACTATCCGGCGTGATGGGGGTATCTTCCGACAAACCGGAGAAAGAACCTATCAATACACCAGAACAGCAAAAGATATACGCAATGGTAGATGGCGATTATCAGGTATTCAAAGAGAATCGACAATCCATGGAAGAACAATGGAGGCTAGAGGCGAGGATCTATCGAGGCGATCACTGGGATGGGTTGCGATCAGACCAGGCAATTAAGATGAGGCCAAGCAATACTGACAACATTGCTGGAGCACAGATCGATTCCATCTTAGGAAAGATCACAGGATGGGACCCATTCCCGGACTTTGAGGCACAGGAGGAAGGGGATGAAGAGAAGGCGCAGGATCTGAATGACTTCCTCCCCTATGAGCTCAGGCAGATTGGTTTCAGGTCAAAATACGTACTTGCTGTGAAGAGTGCTGTTATACATGGTCCATTAATCCTCCAAACCCTATACGATCCAACCGTTGAAGGTGGGAGAGGTAAGTTCAGGTATGACGGGCAAAACGATATTATCCCGGTAGACTTGGGGAGTTTCTTTCCAGATCCGAGGGTGAGGGATTTCATCTATCTGCAAAAGATGGGCGCTATCATCATCAATAAACGCCAAACGTTAGAGTACATCCGAGAACGATGGATGGATCAAGGGAAGAAAGTTATGCCTGATCAGGATTCCAACGATACGGACATATTCAACACTGGTTTAGATTCGCAGGAATCATTTAACTACACATCTACATCCACGCAAAACTACAGTTCACAACAGAATACGGTTGGGCTCCTGGAATATTGGTACAGAGGCCTTCCGAAGATGACCACTGCAGAAGATAAGGAACTGTTTGCAGAACTAGCAAAGAGCAATATTACAGAGGGAAAGGATCCATCCGAAGCATTAGCCAAAGCCGAAGGACAAATGGAGGGTGTGCATTGCATCTACGTGACCACTAGCGGTGTCTTTCTTGAACATAAGTCTTATGTGTATGATCACGGAAAGTACCCTTTCAGCGCCCGTACATTAGCTCCTATAGAGGGCAACATATGGGGCAAAGGTTTCATGAGAGATATGATCAAACCTCAGATAATGCTTAATCGCTTTGCTGAGCTTGCGGTTGAAACCATGAGCAAACAAGGAAATGCTGGGATTGTGTACGAAGAGGGTGCTATTAATAAAAATCAGGTGCGTACTTGGAAAGAACAACGCTCTACACCGGGTGCGATGTTGCCGATAGCAGCAGATGCCATGAGTAAGTGGAAGGAACTGCAGGGTATAAACGTTCCGACTAGTGTGTTTAATATGATCCAGCATTACCTTGATATGCTTCAGAAAATACCGGGTCAGTTTGACTCAGCCAATGGGCAAGCAAACAGCAGTGTAACCAGCGGAGAACAGGCTAAAGCGTTGATCTCAGCGGCGAGCACCAGACTTAACACCGTAACCGATGCGATACAGGAGACGCTGCAAGAGGTGTTTTCACAGTATGTCGAACTAATCGCACAGTTTTATACTACAGAACGTGTAGCACGTGTGACGGGCCGTATAGTTGAAATGAGCCGTAACAGTTTAGTCAATGGCGTTCAAACCTCATTCGATAATCCGCTAGAGGATGGTGGATTTGAAAAAATCGATGTCACTGAGGAATATGTCCCGATGTTTGATATTCAAGTGAACATTGCAGCAGATAAGCCGGTAGACCGCGAATATTGGGTGCAGATGGCCTTCAACATGCTGAATATGCTGGACCCCATCACACAATTGCCTATGATCGATGCAGAGGCGGTGCGGTACACCGTCCAGTATGGCCGTATGGAACCGATGAACGTCATTCAGCAGCGTATCCAAGAAGCCGCACAGTTACAACAGCAGCAGCAAGAGGATATGATGCAGGCTCAGCAGTTGCAGCAAGAGAACCAAGGACTTCAGCAGCAATTACAACAGGCCAGTGAGCAACAAGCACAGGCACAGCAGCAGGATAAACAGTTCGAACAGAGCATCCAACAGCAAAAAGTGGACATAGATGCCGCAAAAGTAGCCGCATCCCTTCAAAAACAACCAGCATAGCAGGCCGTTCCCAGTCGTGGGGCGGCCTTTTATATTGCTTTAACCTCGCTCCCACCCATAGGAGCCATTCGATAAAGGAGTGTTACCCATGGAAAACCCTGACAACAACGCCCCCCAAAGCGAAGAAGTCGAACCGTCCGCCCTCCCACAGGCCGACAATGAAGTCAGCACAGCATTAGCATTGTTTGGTATTGAGCCTACAGAACCTGAAGCAGATCCAGAACCCGCCTCCGAGGAAGATCCTCCCACAGATCAAGAGACGGAACGCAAGGGAATCACCGTGAAATTCAATAAAGAGGATGTGTTTATTGAAGATGAAAAGGTGCCTGAGTATGCACGCAAGGGGCTGAACTACGAAAAAGTAGAAGGCCGGGCCAAAGAATACGAAGCCGCACTGGATCGAGCAGCAAAGTTAAACGGATATAAGGATCATGCGGAGTATGTAGCTGACCTTGACCGTTTGGAACAGCAAGCCATTCAAGATAAAGAAAGCAAATTCGCCACATTGAAGCAGGAGTTAGTCGATGGATACGCTGCGGATGGGTACGATCCCAAGCAAATCGAGGAATTAATCGACAACCATCCATTGTTTCTTGAGGCACAAGCTGTAGTGGATCGCGAAAAGGCCTCGCAAGAAGCGCAGCGTCAGCAACAAATAGAAGATACCAAGCTCAAGGGATGGCAGGACCTATTCGCGAAATACCCCACTCTAGCTGATGCGATGTCAGCAGATGGTGAGGCAGCAGAATGGTTCACACCATCCATTCAGGAACGAATTAACCGCGGATACGACCCAATTGACGCCTATGAACTGGTACATCGGGACAAGATCAGCGCAGAGGAACGCAAAATAGCCGAACAAAGCGTTCTGAAACAGCAACGGCTCAATAAGAGAGCTGCTGTTGTCACCATGGGCGGCGAAATTAAAGACGAGGTTGAAGTGCCGAAAGCATTAGCTGACGCATTCAGCCTATTTGGTTTTGATCAAAAAGACGCAAAAAAATACGTGAAAAAGTGAGGTAATCAACCATGGCGTTCAAATTCGCATTTAACGACTACGGCGCGCCTACGCACCGGGTTAGTTCCATTCTCGCAACAAACTCTGAAGCTTTTGTCCTGGGTGAAGCCGTGAAACTGGCAAGTGGTCGCTGGACTAAAGCAACGAATGGCGCGGCAATCGGAGGATTCGCTGAACAAACGCTGGCAGCTGGCACAGACCAATTCCTGACTGTCACATTGGCGCGTGAAGGCGATTGGTTCGATGCTCCATACACCGGCACACCAGACGCCGGATTCGTTCCGGGAGTGACGGCAGCGGATGTATCTACGGATGGCCTATCTGTACTGGCTTCTGACATTACTGGCGGACCATTCTCCGTGCTTGAAGTGAACACCAACAAAACCACATGCCGCGTAAAAGTAAAACTGCGGACATTTAGCTAAAAGGGGGAACCATAGATGGCAGTTACAGCACTTCAATGGGATAAAAACGTACTGGAGTCGGTGTTCCGCGAACTATATACACGTGAAATGACGAATAAAACGGACTATGTTCCGAAAATGTACGATGTTCAAAAGTCCGACAAGGCTACAGAAAGCGTTGAAATGATCGGCGGCGAAGGATTGATGGAAGACTGGAAGTTCTCCAACAACCAAGTCAAGTATGAAGACGTGGATCAACTCTGGCAGAAGTACTTTACACACGCCAAGTACTCCTTGGGCCGTGAGATTGACCGCGACTTTGTAGACGACCTTAAACTTACCGCTATCCGTGACCGCATCCGCAGCTTGGCCGATGCCGTGTACAAAACACAGCAGATGCAGGGCGCGCAGTGGTTCAATAACGGAGACCGTACAACAACAGCAGTAGATTACCGTGGCCGTGTGTATAACGCTGCTCTGCCGGACGGAAAAGCACTGTTTGCCACTGATCATCCTTATAGCCCGACAAACGCTGTAGATACACAGTCCAACAAAGGCACGGACGAACTGTCCATCGACACTTTCGATGCTAACTTTGTAAAAATGCAGGGGTGGAAAGATGACAAGGGTAACCTCATGGCAGCTATGGGTGACACTCTGTATGTGGCTCCAGGATTGAGACGCATCGCGCTGCAAATTGCAGGACTTCCAAACTCTAACAAGGTAATTTACGAGCCGGGTAACGCGGACCACAACGCTAATATCTATGCTGACGGCAGCGTTAAGGTAGTGGTGAATCCGTTCTTCACAAACCCTAAAGCTTGGGTGCTGGCCGATTCCACACGCATGATGAACGCCATGAAATGGTTCAACCGCCGGCTGCCTGAGACCGGATCCATCACTGACTTTGACACTGAAATTGCCAAGTATAAGGTCGTGAAGCGTTGCACATTTGGTGCGGTTGACTGGTCATGGGGATATGGAAACTTCCCAACCTAAGGAGGGTAATCATGAACGTTTCTACTATTGGCATTAAAAAGGTTGGTAGCGTGGCTCAGCCATTTATGACGAATCTCTTCGTAATTACAGCTACCGTTGACCCGGCAAGCTTAGCGACAGTTACAGGGGCACTCACATCGGCAATTACAGCTACTGGAGCAGCGTTAGGGGATAGAGTTGAACTCTTCCCTCCTGCTGACATGCAAGGCGTGATGGCCTATGGATTCGTATCTGCTGCCAATGCAGTGAAGATTTCTTTTTTCAACCCATTGGGCTCTACGATTGATCTTGCGTCTGGTACGTGGATAATCCATGTGATTAGGAAGTGATGGGAATGGAACCGCAACGCGTTGGTTTTGAGAATCAAGCGAAAAAAAATGATAAAATACCGTACACTCCACTTTTAAAAATCACCGCCTCAATGGGGGCTTCTGAGAAGAAGAGTGCAGAAAGATGGAACGAAATGGTGAAATGGATCGATAATCGCTGCGGAATGGAGGATAAGGACTGAGGGGGCTATTTAGCTCCCTCTTTTCTTTTATAACTATGGAAAATTACCGCATAGAACTAGATGCCTTGAACGCATTGGTCAGAGCGCAACATAGAACAAACGAATTGCTTGAGAAATTACTTGAAAGGGGCGATAAAATTGGAATTTCGGACACTCAAGGCATCGACAACGGTGGTACTGGCCGGGAACGAAGTGTACACAATGGAAGCGACAAAGGTAGAAATGTACAACAAGATAAGGGGCAGAGTGGTAAGCGACCAGGCCGGAAGCCTCGCGTTCCAGTATAGTGATGACGGGACCACATGGGATACACTGACCACGACTGCTGTTTCTGCAAATACACCATTAAAGTTTGATGAACCATGTTACTGTAATTACTTCCGTGTGGTTTATACCAATGGTGCGACCCTACAAGGATCTTTCAGACTGAGTGTGTATGCTGACCCATTCAGCTAAGGGGTGATGAGATGCTAGTTCAAGATATCGTTGAAGAGATCGTAGAAAAGATACCAGAGAATACTATGCCCATCACTTCGCTACTTAGAAAGATAACCCAGGTACGTGACCGTCTATTGCGCAACCTCAGCCCCGCACAGGATCAGTCAGACGTGCTTAACCAATCGTTTGATCTAACAGCCGGGAACGGCCTAACGGACCTCATATGCCCTCCTGGTAACATCACAGAGGTAGCCATAAGGAATGCTATCTACACCAATCAGACGTTTGATGATGACGAGCGCGATTGGAGCCGAATACCATTGCGGCAGTTTGATGAACACACACACAGACCATATTACTATTTCGTGGCCGGCCAGATCGGGGTATACCCGCCTCCGGTCTATGATACTTTCTACGGTATCAAGATATTTTACACTGCGATCATTGGGGAATTGACGCTGGATGACCTCAATAACGGCAGCGGATTCGACCCGGACTTTGACATGCTGCTGGTGTATGGGGTTCTTAAGGACATCCAGCCGGACAATGGGAACTTTGATGCGCGATATCAGCAATTGTTCCGGGAATATACTTCAGCCACAAGCGGTTACGAACGATACGTAGTAAAAGAAAGATGGTGATGAAATGACAAATTTATATCCATATCGGTCCAATACCACTCCCCCCATAGCAGCAGAAGATGATTCGCGGTACGAGACTCCGGGAGGAGCGCAGAACAAGGTTAATACGTACGTGTCGCAGACGTATAACATCGGGGATCTTCAGGTAACTAGGCCGAAAATTGCGAGATATGCAGTGGGCAGTGAACAACTTGACCCTAACTTATTGCCACAATATGGTGACATTGCGACAAATGCTAAGTTTGAAGAAGTGGATAAACGAAGCAACAGTCAATGGATAAATGTTCTTTACCCACCTCCACCGTTTATTGCCGCTTATGGAACTGGAGAAGTAGCGGATACTTCGATAATTCAAGCAATGATGGATACTGGGAGAAAACTTTATTGGCCTACACCTAGTGTCCACTATCTGATAGATGACACTTTGTATCCAAAACTTAACGGTCTTGAGTGGGAAGGCGAATTCTGGCTAGACACTAAAATCAAGTTCACCGGTGTTAACAAGGAGTTTTTATACGGCGTTTCGCCTACCCCCATCGGTGGGGTAACCTATTCTCCTAACTACGGCACAATAAATAATATGTTTATCGAAGGGCTCGGCGCTGGAAGCCTCCAGACGGCGTTTAACATGGTTGGTTATATTACGACATTCAAAAAGCTAGTTGTCACTGGATTTAAGACAGTTGGTGTTGTCGCTGGTGTGTATGTATATGTGAAAGATTGCTACATTTACAACAATAACGATGGAATTATTATTGGCCCAAATACTTCGCCCGGCGCAGATAACATATCAACCATGATGCAATTCCAAAACACCATTTTTATGCAGAACACAGGAACTGCTATTACAAATAAAAAGGATGGCACGTATTCAACAATTATCAATCTGTCTTTGTATGACTGCGGGTTTGAATTAGGCGGTCGAGCCTTAGATATAAGACAACAGCAAAATCTGGTCATTAATTCTTGTTGGTTTGAAGGTAATGCTAGTCCGCCGTTACTCCAGAAAAGCGGAACTTTTGATCAAGGCTGTAAATTCAATAGCGAGGATCAGCATTTTAGCTATATCTCTATAGCCAGTGGGATATACGCGTATGGAACAGGCGGAGTGATCTCTAATGATGCGTCAGGTGGATTCAGTGCTAAAAAGTATAAGCATCAAATGTATAATAACGACAATCTTGTTGACAACGGAATTATTGAAACTCATGAAAACATCAAGAGTAGTCAACATTATCTTGAGATAAGTAATGGAACAAAAACAGACGCGCTGGCAACGGTAAATGCGGAGAGCACCTTCCTATACAATCGTTCATTTCACATATCCATAAAGCAAGACGGAACGATTACCCATGATATACCAAGTAGCGTAACGATTACGGCTTCTAAACTTGATACCGGCACCTATCAATTGCTGTTTAGTTCAGCCATAGATACACCCATTATTACGTATTCTTGCAGAAATAAAGATAGTTTTAATATGACACAAGCATTATTTTGCGCGTTCCAATGCACATATACGGTTGATGCAGGGACGTATAACGATTTCGGCATAACGAATAAAATTATTGTTTACTGTTACGATGCAAAAAGTTCCAATGCCTTGGCAGATGCTAAGGTGATGCTGAAAATCACTCCAAATAATTCGGGATGGTAACTGAGGAGGAAAGAAAATGGCACTACTAACTTCAAAAAGGAAACTCAGCGTGGGCATTGAAGTGGAATCACCTTATGCCAGGGTAGATTCGTTGTCTGGAAGCAAATATTCTATAAGCATATCGTTGTATTATTACGTTAGCCAAAAAGCATTTCAATCAGGAGCAACAAATTTCATGCAAGATATATTTGCTTTTCAGCCGTCAGTAGATGATGGATCTAAAAATTTCATCAAACAAGCTTATGAACATATCAAGAGTTTAGCAGAGTTTTCAGATGCAATTGACGTGCTTGAATAGTAGTACCATACTGCGCAACACCTAAAGAAAGGGGGTTCCCATGGACATTCAATCCATAATGGACGAAGCCGACCTGCTGGTCCCGAACGAAGTCCCATTAGCAGATAAAATCGTCGCCCTGAACGCGCTCAACCAGGACTTTTTCAACACGGTGAAGATCCCGAGGGTTCTGCCACTCACACCGGTAAAGGACCAAGCCGCATACACCATCTCCACCGAGGTGCGCCTGAAGAACATCGACCTTGTAATGGTGGGCATCATCAAGTACAAGGAACTCATCCCGGGCACCACGAACCCACTACAGAACACATACACCTTTGACGACAGCACCCACATCCTTACCTTACGTCCTGCGCCGTATGCAACCGGTTTGCAGGGCGTTTTACGTTACTCCCGGATTGCAACTACCACATTCACATCCGGCGTGCTGACGGCGGTCCCAGACGCTCCAGAAGAGTACCATTGGAGTTTCGTGCCAGGGCTGGCAGCATTCTTAGCCGGTGCGGTGGACGATGATGCTAAAG